GAATGCGTTAATGAAACTTTTTATGCCTGGGTCGCAAAGCAATGCGCCTGCTGGAAGTGGCTTATATCAGCAAGCTGCTGAAAAGCTTGGATCAGCAAAGGACTATAATGATTATGTTCTAGAGCAAACTGAATCAGGTGGAACCCCGCTGAGTCGTGCAGAATGGCTGAGATCAAAAAACAATGGCTAATTATGACGTATTGGAAAGCAAGGAAGGGTATCTAGGTACTGAAATTAGAACCAGAGTACCCGATAAAGAATACAAGGATGGATGGGAAGCTATCTGGGGTAATAAGATTCAAGAAGCAATAGAAGAGGATAAAGAAGATGGCCAACAATAACGCGCTATCCTCGTTGCTTGCTCCATCAAGAGAGTTGGTAGGAATAGACTATAGACCAGCTATACCAGAGCATCTAAGTTATGCTGAGCATGTCGCAAGGGCAAAGAAAGCAGGCGAAACCCCCATGACAGCAGAAGAATACAGAAGATCACAACAAGATTAACCGGACTAGACCTTTTCTAGGGATGTAAGGAATAAAACATCATGGCAGCAAGAATCCGTAAAACCCATCAAGATGAAATAAGGGCTAAATTCTATGTGTATGAGATTTTAGACGATAATCAAAACATCATATATGTCGGCAAAGGAAGTGCAGGCAGGATGATTGTTTCAAAGCGGCATCAATCTGGTCATTCATGTAGAGAAGTTGCAAGATTTTTCGATGAGCAAGATGCTTATCTATTTGAAATAGAACATATAAAAGAAGTTAATCCTTTTAATAACAAACATGCAGGCGGAAATGGTTCTGTATGTGGATTCATAAAAGGTAAGTCCGCATATGTATCAAAAGAAGTTAGGGAAATGAAACGGATTGGTTCAAGGGCTTACGCAGCAAGGATGTTGGTAAATTATTGCTTAGCTTACAAAACCTTAGTATCTAAAGTAGATCTAACTAATATAGAGAGAATGCAAAAAGAAATGTATACGCTAGAAATAGCAAACCAGCTCAATTCATTTAACATTGTAAAGTTGATGGAGGTTGGTTATGGGAAACGGAGTTAAAACAGGTGGCAGAAAAGCAGGTACGCCAAATAAGCTATCTTCTAATGCGAAAGATACTGTATCTCAGTGCGCTGCAATGCTTGAAGCAAATGGGAGAACTTTGCTTGCATGGGTACAAAAGGATGAAAAGAACGAATACGCATTCTGGACTAGCATCTATCCAAAGCTATTGCCGCTTCAATTAACTGGTGAAGGTGGCGGCCCTGTTCAGATTATTGCAACATCACTAGACGAAAAGCTGTGAAGTTCAACCCTAAGCAGCAAGAAGCTCAAGAGATACTAGCTGGCAATGCTACCTATATAATGTTGTTTGGTGGTTCAAGAAGTGGCAAGACATTTCTGTTAGTGCGTAACGTATGCTTTAGAGCATTAAAGGCTGCTAAATCGAGACATGCGATATTACGGTTTAGGTTTAACGCTATAAAGGCTTCTGTGGTTATGGACACGTTTCCAAAGGTCATGGGATTGGCCTTTCCTGGCGTTAAGTACACATTGAATAAGACAGACTTCTATGCTGAGTTTGATAATGGGTCGCAGATATGGTTTGGTGGCTTGGATGACAAAGAGAGAACTGAGAAGATTTTGGGTATGGAGTTTGCTACTATTTACCTGAATGAATCAAGCCAAATCCCCTGGGGATCAGTAGGGATCGCAATCACACGATTAGCACAACTGGCTACGCAGCAGATTGAAGGACGGGCAGATGTAACATTAAAGCCACGGATGTATTTTGACTGTAACCCACCGTCGAAGGCCCATTGGTCGTACAATGTATTCATTGAAAAGCGCGATCCAGATACTAAATTACCGCATCCTAGGCCAGATGACTACGCTTATTTCCAAATCAACCCACAAGACAACGCAGAGAACTTATCGGCGAATTATATGGATACCCTTAAGGGGTTATCGGGAAGATTACAGAAGCGGTTCTTATTGGGAGAGTTCGCTGATGCTACGCCTAATGCACTGTTCCACGACGAAACACTAGACAAATGGAGAGTATTAGATGGTCAACTTCCTGATTATGTGCGCGTGGTGGTTGGGGTTGATCCTTCTGGTAGCGGGGACAGCGACAACGCCGACAATGATGCTATTGGTATTTGTATCGGTGCTTTGGGCACTGATGGAATAGCTTACTTATTAGAAGATTGTACCGTTAAGGCTGGCCCCGCTACATGGGGTAAAATTGCTACAGATGCTTATGATCGACACGATGCCGACATAGTAGTGGGTGAGATTAACTATGGTGGGGCGATGGTTCAGCACGTTATACAGACAGCAAGACCACGAACACCATACAAGCAGGTGACAGCAACAAGAGGCAAAGCAGTTAGAGCCGAGCCATTCTCTAGCCTGTACGAACAAGGAAAGATAAGGCATGTGGGATACTTCAGAGATTTAGAGGATGAGCTAGTAGCCTTCTCGACAATTGGTTACACAGGAGGCAAGTCACCAAACAGGGCTGATGCGTGGATATGGGTATTAGCTGAGTTATTCCCTGGAATGGTCAAAAGCAAGAAAGAAAAGAAGCCGCAAGAAGGCAATGGCGGTATATATATAACTAACGATGGGTGGATGGGATCATGATTAAATGTAATGAGTGTACGCACTTTCACGATCAAGCAACCAGATTATTCTGTGATGCGGGGGTTATGGATGTAACTATTGTTGGGGGTGCTGTATGTGTTGCAGAAATGATACAGTGTGTTAGGTTTGATGGTAAGCAGCCATCGGAAGGAATAATGATAGCAGAGTTGCCTAAACTTGATAAACGGTCGAGAGAATACAAGTTAATGATGGAATCAGTGGCAAAGATATGAGTGACATGTTGGGCAGGCGTAAGTATGAAACTGCAACCTGTGAGATTAGATATTCACAGGCTATCCCTTTTGAATTAAGGATGGTAGTACGTGAAGTTTTTAATGTTAAGACTGAATCAGGCATGAAGGGAAAGGGGCAAGGCTCTAAACTCATGCAAGCGGTTATAGAAGAGGCAGACAAAGCCCAGAAGATATTGATTTTATTACCTGACACAGAAAAGCTTGAATTGTGGTATAGTAAATACGGATTTGAGTTAGTGCAAACTAACCCTGCGCATTTAATGATGAGAAAGCCTGTCGAGATGACAACGCGAGGTACATATGAGCGAAAATGAAGAACAGACAGAATCTGTTGTCGAAGAGGCTAAAGAACGCTATGAGATAGCAAAGACTGCCTTTTCTGCCTCGCGCACCCAATCTATAGAAGACACCAAGTTTTATCTGGGTGACTCAGACAACGGATGGCAATGGCCTCAAAACATCGCTCTGCAACGTTCAACCATTGAGCGTAGACCTTGCCTAACTATCAACATCACCGCGCAGCACGTCAACCAAATAGTAAACACAATCAGGGAAAACCCCCCTTCTGGTAAGATAATGCCGGTAGATGACTTCGCAGACAAAAAGACAGCCGAGATACTGAGCGACCTTGTGCGTAATACACAAGCAACATCAAATGCTGACGACATACACAATATAGCGATTGAGCATGCTATTGCTGGTGGTGAGGGTTATTGGCGCGTAGTTACAGAATATGAAAGCGAGTCATCCTTTGACCAAGTGATACGGATTAAGCCGATCCTCGATCCCGGAATGGTTTATATTGACCCGTTCACCAAAGAGCTAGACAAATCTGATGCTGAATGGGGTTTCGTCTTTGAAGATATAACGAAGGACGAATGCCGCAGGATGTGGCCTGATATTGATGTTAAATCATGGACAGATGATAAGGTTAGAGGCTGGGTTAAAGAAGACACTGTACGAGTAGCTGATTACTATTGCGTTGAATTTATTTCAGATACTTTGTATCAATTGCCTGATGGCACGGCTGAATACGAAAGCAAACTTCCTCCTGAAATACTTGTTCAGCTTAAAGAAATGGTTGCATCTGGTGAGCTTAGAACTCGCCCAGCAAAGCGCAAGCAATGGAGAATGCACAAGTTAGTTGGGAATCATGACGAGCCAATAGAGACAACTGATTGGGTAGGCTCGATACTTCCTATCATTCAGGTTATTGGCAAGGAACTAATGGTTAATGGGGAAGTGATTAAGAAAGGCTTAGTCCGTGACCTTAAAGACCCTGCGCGCATGGTTAATTATGCTTATTCGGCTACCGTTGAATCTATCGCTTTACAGAATAAAATCCCGTATATTGCCCCTGCTGATGCTATTGAAGGCTATGAACAGAAATGGGATCAAGCAAATATACAGAATCTTGCGTACCTGCCTTATAACCACGTAGATGATGCTGGGAACCCTATCCCGAAGCCAGAACGCCAGCAGCCTGCTGTTCTTCCTACTGCTCAAATTCAATTGCTACAACTGTCTGTAGAACAAATGCGGGCTGCTTCAGGTCAACAGGCGGCAAACTTCGGGAATAGATCAGAAGCGTCGAGCGGTATTGGTATTCAGCGATTGAAGATGCAGGGAGAGGTAGCAACTTATCACTTTATTGACGCGCTTAATCGTGCATTAAAATACGAGGTTAGGGTTATCCTTGAACTTATTTGTTCGGGTAAGATACTCGACACTAAACGAGTAGTTAGGGTGATGGGGATAGATGGCGAAGCTAAACATGCAACATTAGACCCTAATCACCAAGAAGCATATACAGAACACCAAGGCATAAATCAGGAAGATATACAGAAGATATTTAACCCTACTATTGGGACGTATGACGTAATTATTGAAACAGGACCAAGTTTCATGACTAAACGTTTGGAAGGTTCACAGCAATTATCACAAATGGCTACTGGTAACCCTCAAATGATGCAAGTGGCCGGGGACTTGATTATGAAGTCTATGGACGTTCCATATGCTGACCAGATAGCAGAGAGAATGAAGAAGATGTTACCTCCGCAGCTTCAGGATGAGAAGCCTGGCGATTTGCCACCGCAGGTTCAGCAAGCTATGCAACAAGCCTCAGAACATATTCAGCAACAAGATCAGATCATTGCCCAAATGCAGGAAGCCCTAAAACAAGCCAAGGACAAAGAGGAGGATGATGACCGTAAGCTTGATATTGAAGCATACAAAGCAGAAACAGAAAGAATGGTTAAGCTTTCCCCTGCTATAACACCGGAACAAATACAGGCATTAGTGATGCAAACAATGAATGATATTATTCAGCAACCTTCCTTGTTTGAGTCACCCCAGCAAGAGCAGATTGAGCAAATGCCACAACAACCACAAATGCCAGAACAGATGCAACAGATGCCACAAGAGGAACAGAATCCACAGCAGGTTTAAATAACTGTTGTAAAAAAGATACACTTATGCTAGTGTGTGCGTACTGCTCGCAAAGCAGGTAAGGAACGTAATGTCGAGAGACATAACAGTCCCATAGTGGCGAAAGCCCGACGGAGTATAAAAATGTCAGATAATGACCAAGTAAGTGATGAAACGGTAGTTGAACCCGTAGCAGTAGCTGAAGAAACAACGCCACCCGCTGATGAAACGGTTAATTCAGAGGATGATAAAAATCAACCGGAAGTCAAGCCAGAAAAGACGTTCACTCAAAAAGAGTTAGACGACATTCTTACTCGCAGACTCGCAAAAGAACAACGCAAGATTGAACGGTATGCCAAGGCAGAAGCGGAGAATGGTTATTTGCGCGAGCAATTAGCATCACGCCAGCCACAGCAATCAGACGATCAAGGCGGAGAACCAAAGCCAGAACAATTTAAAACTTATGAAGAATATCTCGATAAGCTGACAGATTGGAAGGTTGACAAGAAACTAGCTGACATGCAGGAAAAGTCTGTACGTCAACGCCAGGAAGAAAGTCAGCAATCCTATGAATCTAAAGCCCGTGATAATCTGATGAAGGCTTCTGAAAAGTATGATGATTTTGAAGAAGTAGTCACAAATCCTAAAATGACAGTAACAGTACCAATGCGTGACGCGTTGGGAGAGTCAGAGCTAGGAGGAGAGATAGCTTACTACTTAGGAAACAACTTG